CCCGTCGTGCCCGTCGTGCTGGTTGCACTGCATGCCGTTGTGCCGGCCGTAGCAGAGGCCCCGGTGGTCGTCCTTGTTGTCGTCGCCGTCCATGTCGCGGCTAGCAGAGCCCGCAAACGGCCCGTGACCCGCAGGGCGGACACAGGGCTCGCCGTGGTGGAACCGCATGCAGAGCTGGTCCGTGGTGCGCGGCTTGACCGCCGCCCGGATCTCCTCCTCGGTGCGAAGCTCGCGCTCCTCCTCCGGAGGCATGAAGTCGCCCACCTCGGGCTCCTCCACGTGCTTGCGGGACCGCAGCGCGACAGCCGGGTCGTCCAGCGCCCGCGACTCCTCGCGCTCGGCCGAAGACTCGGCGTCCAGCTTGGGAATCACCTGGGTACCGGTGCGGCGGCTCTTGCGGAAGAACTTGCTGGCCTGGCCCGCTTCGAGCATCGAGCGGACTTCCTCCACGTCGGCGTCCACCCAGCTAGCCAGGGACTCGATCGCGCCGGTCATGCTCCGGCCGCTGGCGCTGGTGGTGAAGTAGGCCGGGTCCAGGACCGGGGCCACGTCAACCAGTTCAACGTTGTGGAGCTGCCGTAGCGGCAGGCCGTGCTCGGACTCGCCCCAGGAGTCGTCCTCGCCGGGGACCGCCACGCGGAAGGCGAAGCTGGAGTAGCGCACGTCGCCACGGTCCACGTACTCCATGACATCTTCCCGGCAGTTCGGGGGGATCACGTCGTACTTCAGGCCGCGCTCGTCCGTGCTGAGCTTGAGGGTGCCGGCGTGGGTGGTACCCAGCACCATGTCGTCCTTGTGGTTGTACCGGCAGACCACGTTGAACGGGACGTCCTTGTGAGACCGGTCCTCGATCGAGCGCAGGGTGACATCGAATGCCCCCGGCATGACCTGCTCGTGGAAGTTGCCCAGCCGGCGCGAGGTGGACTTGAACACCGCCGCGTAGCCGATGATGTGACGCGGGCCGTCCTCGGCCGTACGCAGTTCCGGCTTGTCCTGGATGAAGCGCACCTCGGGGTACAGAGACTCCAGGGAGCGCTCCGTGTCCTCCGTGCCGACACCGTACTTCTTAGCAGCAGCCATGACCTTTCCCTTTGCCTTGGACCACATGGGTGAGCGCGGGCCGAGCCGGAGCGCTGCCACGACGTGTGCCTTGTTGTGGATGGGGAAGTGACGCTCCCCCTTCTCATCGATGTACGCGAACGCCGAGTCAGGCAGAGCATTGCGCGCTGCGCTCGACAGCTTCGCCCTGTCCTCCGACATCGTGTTACACCCCTTCACAGGTACAAGTCTTCACGACCAGCGTACGGCTAATTGTGAAGTCGCTCAACAGTCACTCGGTAGCGACACCGAAGTAGCCGGGACTAGCGGTCTTGTACAGGTACAGGTCGCCCTGCGTCCGCTCGATCTTGTACCGGCCGCCGATCGGGATGGTACTGAGCTGGGACGTGACCTGCATGGCCCGTTCCACCGGCAGCCCGTCAGCGATAAGGCGAGACTGTACCTCGCTTGCGTGAACCATGCCTGGCCATTCCATCAGAGATTGCTCCTTGTCTTTCCGTTGATCATCTTCGGGCTAGCGCTCTCCACCATGTCGCGGATGTCGCCACGGTGCGGGTTGTAGGTCGTCAGGCCGAACTCCATGTCATCCGCCGGCTCCGCCAGTTCGGGATGCGCCGTCCGGATGTTCTCCTCGCGGTTGACGATGGCCGCCAGGAACTTCTGAGCTTCTAGCCGGATCTCGTACGGGAGCGACGCATCGCGCTGCACCGTGATGAGTGAAGCCAGGAAGCTGGCCGGGTCCTGGGCGAGCGGCAGCGGGGCGTTGGGCCGGCCGATGGGGACGCCTGTGCGCCCGTTGACCGTGACGACCGGAGACGGCTGGCCGGTGGGACCGCCCTGGTTAGCAGTGCCCGCAGAAGCAGCCGGGTTAGAGAAGTCACCGCCTCCTGAGCCACCGCCCCCGCCAGGAGCCGGAGCAGTTGCCTGGACCGGGTAACCCTGTGCCGCGAGCTGCGGGATGATGTACTTCTCCAACTTGATGAGCCGGTCGGTAGCAACGTCCATCTCCAGTACGACAGCGGGCATGAAGGACTTGGGGATGACCCCGGCCCTGGTGCCCATGGCGTTCATGGTGGTCAGCGGCAGGTACTCGTCACCGATCTTGCCGGGGATCGGCGGCAGGTCTTCGAGGTCCCGGATCTCGTTGATCGACCGCAGGCCCATGTTCCGCATGGTGAGGTACATGTTGATGCGGGCTTCGAGGTCGGTCTTGAGCAGGGCGTCTGTGAAGAACTTACACATGCGGTTCTTCGGCAGGATCAGGTTCGACGCGCGCTGCTCGAAGTTCACCAGCCAGGGGCGGCACGCCTCGATGAGCTGGAGGGTGCTCTGCTCCACGGTGTTGTAGGTCAGGCTGTCGCCGCGCTGGCCGCCGATCCTGTCCGGGGGCACGTTGAAGATGGCGGCCACCTGCGTGGCGTTCATCTGCATGGCCTCAAGGAACTGGGCCTCGGACGGGGGAACCGTGACCGGCTTGTAATCCCAGTCCCTGCCGTACACCAATGGCTCGCGACGCCGCAGGGACTTAACCAGTTCAGCGCGCATCTCAGACGCCTGCTGACGGTCAACTTCCACTTCGGCGTTCTGGAAGGTGCCGGGCGGGAAGCCGCCGGCCGCGAACCAGTCTGTGCCGTAGCGCTGGGCCTCGGTACCAGCCGTGACCAGGAGCGCAAAGGAGCGCAGCGGGGAGATTCCCTCGATCCGGCCGGACATCGGCATGCCCCGGAGGTGGAACACCTCGGCGTCGGGACCGTGCCACTGGACCTCGCGGCCGAACACGAACACCTTGGCGTGCAGGGGGTTCCAGGTATGCTCGTCTTCGGCCTCGTGCACGTACACGTCCTGGGCGGGAATCCACTCGATGCCCGTTGGGTAGCCGTAGTTGTCACGGCCGGTGATCCAGCCCCAGGCGTTTCCCTGGAGGAGGACCGAGACCATCATCATGTTGATCCACTCGTACATGGTGTTGTAGTACGAGGGAGAGTCGAAAAAGCTCGGGCCGGTCCACAGCTTCTTGCCGCTCAGGCCAAGGCCGGCCTGGCTGAGGTACGTGCGCAGCGGCATGCTGGCGATGTTGTCCGCCAGGAGCTTGACCGCCGCGTACATCGCGGGAAGCGCGAGAGCATGGTCAGGGCCGATGAACTGCTTGGACGGGTGTGCAGGGCCGCCCGTGTCGAACCGCCACTGCCACGAATCCCACGGCCTCCACGGCACTCCTGCCAGCACGCGAGTCTCTACATCCTGGGAGACAGACGCCAGCAGCCGGTCGCGGTACCTCGCCACTGTGCCTCCTACCGTGAAGTGATCTCACGGTCAAGAGTAATCTACTCGTGGCTCGCATGCACGTTCGGGCCGTAGGGAACTCCGAACGGCGTGTTCTGGTCGTTGTAACGAGGATCAGCGAGAAGCTGCTGCTGAAGGGCAAAATCCGGCTCGGCCGGAGCCTCCTCCTTCGCCTTCGTGGCGTGCTTGAAGCCGTCGTGGAAGGCCAGCCAGATCACGAACAGGAGTGTGTAGCTGTGAAACAGTGCCCACGACACAGCCTTCGCCGTGTACCCGATCGTCCTGCCCAGGTGATGGAATACGCCCAGGAAAGCGTTCTCCAGGACTTCGCCTAGCGGGTGGGCTGCCGCCAGGGCTTCGCCGCGCTTACTGATATCGCTCATGATCAATCAGTGTACGGCTCCTGGCAACCCTCCGGCGAGTCAGCCGTCCTCGCGCACGGGCACCACCGGCCGTGACCTAGCCATAGCCACCGGCATTTACTCAGGAGCGGGCACGGCTTCGATGTGCTCTGAGATATCGGGATAGGTGAGCTTGTCACAGATGAACTCCCCTGCCCGGGTCACGAACGTGCCGTTCTTCAGCACGGGCTCCAGGTCTGCCCAGTTGAAGCGGAAGTCCCGGAACATCATCTCCTGAGCCTCGCTCGACTTCTTGCCCTGGAGCTTGCCATGGGAGTAGTGCCACTGCGCGCACATCATCACCGAGTTACGAGCCCAGTCCCGCTGCCGCCAGATGAAGACGTTGGCCGCGTCCTCGAACGGGACGTTGAAGGCCCTGGCATCGAAGAACGCCGGGGACAAGGCCGGGTTGCCGATCGCCTTGTTGAAGTACGCCGTGAACATCGAGGCCGTGATGGAGACCAGCTTGTTAGCGCTGTACCCGTACCAGGGCTGGCTCTCCAGGCGGTCGGTGTCGGTGATCAGGAACGTGGCCTCGTCGCTCTGGGTGTACGCGAGCTTGAAACCCTGCATCTGCCTGGCCGTAGACTTCGTGGCCTGCTGCATGGCCTGGATGAGGGGCATGTCGAACGGCCGGTCAAAGCCCTTGGTCCAGGTGTGGAACGCCTTGCCGTCCACCCGGATGAGCACGGGCATGTTCGGCGTCAGGAACGGCCGGGAGGCGGCCTCGTAGCGCTTGATGCGGTCGCCCAGGCTGTCGCCGGGCTGCGGTGACTTGTCGGTGGTCACGCGCGGGCTCCCGGAACAAGAACATGCGGCGTGGCGTGCACGTGCTGAGCAGGGGTTGGCGGCATTGCCGCCTTGCAGCCCCCCAAGCCGAAGCCCAGGGCCAGTACCACGACGACAGCCGCTATACCTCGCTTCACTGTGAACTCCCTTCACGGTTCTCGCACTTCGGCCACATGCACTTCCCGCTAGTGGCGTATACGTGGACGTGGGCGACGGGGACGGTAAACCACTGGTTGATGACCGAGCCGTCCGCCGTGGTCTTAACGCGCAGCTCTTGATGATGCGGCATGGCGTACGGGTTGATCTTGATGTCCCGGTAGAACGCGTTGCGCTCCAACTGGTCCAACTGGTCGTCCCGGTACTTCTGGATCTCCTCGCGCTGCTCGTAGCCCATCAGCTCAGCCATATGCGCCACAGGCTTGGCGTCCTCGTATGACCAGAAGCCGGACCTGAAGTCCATGCTGGCCAGGGTGAGGTCGTAGAGCGCGCCTACGGCGTCCGTCACGTCGGTGACGAATTCCGGCTCCCCTGTGACCAGCTCGTGGAACTCCTCGATCCGGTCGCCAGGCACGAAGTAGATCTTCCCGTTCGCCATTACGCCACCGCCACAGGCGCGTGCGGGTCGTAGAGCGCGCCTACGGCGTCCGTCACGTCCACCGGGTCCGCAAAGCACCCTGGACAGCCCTCTACCGTGCCGTCGTCATCATGGACATGCGCCGCTACGAAGAAGATCTTCCCGTTCGCCATTACGCCACCGCCACAGGCGCGTGCGGGTCGTCCACAAGCTCGCCGTCGAACCGGAAGAACTCGCGCAGCTCGTGCATCTCCGCCTCCTTCAGGACCGCCTTGAACCAGGACAGGAAGATCTTCTCGTCCGGCAGGGTCGGGATGATCCGGAGGAAATGGAACGTAGTCGGCTCCAGGGTCCTGGAATGAGGCACCGTGGCCTGGATCTGGAGCGTGTGCCCCCACTCATCCGTCAGGAGCTTGAACTCCCAGCCCGGCTTGTACTTGACCCTGCTTATCAGGTTCGCGTAGTCCATCAGTTACCTCCTCGCCTGGGGGAGTACCCCAGCGGTTCGAGCGGGCCGCCCGCGTCCCTGTACGTCAGGCCCTTGAGCGCCTTGCACACCGCCGACTGGCTCATCTCGAAGAACCAGGCCAGATCCTTCTGGCCCCAGCCGGCGGCTCGGTACTCCCGCATCATGCGGATCTCCCACTTCTCCCGCTCGCTCATGCCTGGTCCAACGCCGGGCTAGGCGGTCACATTCCCGTCCTCTTCGATGTCCACCACTTCGGCGTCCAGGCACTTGGTCTCGTGCCGCAGGAACGCCGGGCTCTTGGCCTTCAGGATGGTGGGGACAAGGCCCTC